AGGTGTATTAAGTAAACAACTTAAGAAAATAGAAGAGAAAGAATACTCTTATGAACTAATAGCTTTAGATAGAGATCAAACAGGTATAGTTGCTAAGAGAACATCTAAGCTTCCAATTACTACTTTTCCAGTAAATAAGAAACAGCAAGATAAAACTGGATGTATAGTTGTATGGGAAAGACCTATTCCATCTCCTGGCTTTGGGGCATATTATGCATCTATTGATCCAGTGTCAGAAGGAAAGACAACTACATCAGATTCATTATGTAGTATTTTTGTATACAAGAATGCAACAGAAGTTACTAGACAAATGAAAAGTGGGGATACTGAACAATTTATTGAGAGAGATAAGATTGTTGCAGCATGGTGTGGACGTTTTGATGATATAAACAAAACACATGAAAGATTAGAAATGTTAATTGAATGGTATAATGCATGGACAATAGTAGAGAATAACATCTCATTATTTATTCAGCATATGATAGCCAGAAAAAAACAAAGATATTTAGTACCTAAACAACAGATATTATTTCTAAAAGATCTTGGGTCAAACAGAACAGTGTACCAAGAATACGGATGGAAAAATACTGGTACATTATTTAAAAGTCATTTAATTTCTTATGCAATAGAATTTCTAAGAGAAGTTATTGATGAAGAGTTAGATACAGAAGGTAATGTAATGTCACAAACTTTAGGTGTAGAAAGAATTCCTGATCCTATGCTAATAAAAGAAATGTTAGCTTATTATCCTGGATTAAACGTAGATAGAATGGTTGCTTTTGGTGCATTAGTTGCATTTGCAAAAATACAACAATCCAATAGAGGTTATTCTAAAAGACGTGAATCAGACGGTAATTCCTTGGTAAATTCAGAAAAAATAAGTAAATTAAAGTATAGTCCGTTCAAAAATATTGGACGTAGTAACAGCGGTAACAATTCTAGAGGTAGGAGATCTGGCTTTAAAAATTTTAAATAAATGAGAGTATTAAATGCAATGCAACTTAAGAATGGTGCTAAAGCAGAAAATGGAGATACATTTTCTAGTTTAACACAACCAGTTCAGTTTATATCTTATAAAGAAAAAACAGATGATTGGGCCGCTTGGAATTTAGATTGGTTAGAACTACAAGGTATAGAGTTTTTGCGTGTAAATTCTAGAAGATTACTAAAAAATTATAAGTTAGCTAAAGGCATAATTGATAAGACAGATTATATAGTTGAACCGGACAATGATTACAAGGATATGATGGACGTTCTTACAAAAGAGAATGACTCAGCATTAGAATTAAAATTTTACCCTATTGTTCCTAATGTAATCAATGTACTTACCGGTGAATTTGCTAAGAGATATTCTAAAGTACAATTTAGAGCTGTGGATGATGCATCATATAATGAGATGCTTGAACAAAAGAAAGTACAGATTGAAGAATCTTTATTAGCTACAGCAGAATCACAGATGATTTCTAAAATGCTAGAACAAGGTATGGATCCAGCATCAGAAGAAGCTCAACAAGCTTTATCTCCTGAAAATATAAAAACATTACCAGAAATAGAAGACTTCTTTAGTAAGTCATATAGAAGTATGGTAGAAGAGTGGGCTTCCCACCAACTTGCAGTAGATGATGAAAGATTCAGAATGCAAGAACTTGAAGAAAGAGGATTTAGAGATATGCTTATTGCAGATAGAGAATTTTGGCATTTTAGAATGTTAGAAGATGACTATGATGTAGAGCTATGGAATCCTGTATTAACTTTCTATCAAAAATCACCAGACCAAAGATATATAGCAGACTCTAATTACGCAGGTAAGGTTGATTTAATGACTGTATCTGATGTAGTAGATAGATATGGTTACTTAATGGATATGAAACAATTAGAATCTTTACAAAGAATCTATCCAGCAAGGTCAGCACAATATCAAGTAAATGGATATCAAAATGACGGATCATATTATGATCCAACTAGATCTCATGAATGGAATACTAATTCTCCTGGTTTAGCATACAGACAATTTGTAAGTAATTATCATAATGACCCAGCAACAGGTGGAGATATATTAGGAGAAATACTTAATGAAAATGAAGATGTTTCCATGTGGGGTGAAGGCAACTTAATGAGAGTCTCAACTATATATTGGAAGACACAAAGGAAAGTAGGACATTTAACTAAGATAGAATTTGATGGTGAAATTACTCAAGAGATAGTTGATGAAACATTTAAGATAACAGTAAAAGGTGTATATGATACATCAATATTTAAACAAAAATCTAAAGATACTTTATTAGAAGGTGAGCATATTGATTGGATATGGATTAATGAAGTATGGGGTGGAGTTAAAATAGGACCAAACTTACCTGCAATGTGGAGATCCACAATGGCAGATAATGTAAACCCTATTTATGTAGGTATCAATAGAACTAAACCTGGTAGATTACCTTTTCAATTTAAAGGAAACAATACACTTTACGGATGTAAACTTCCTGTAGAAGGAAGAGTATTTTCTGATAGAAATACAAGATCTACATCATTAGTAGATTTAATGAAAGCATATCAAGTTGGATACAATATGGTGAACAACCAAATTGCAGATATCTTAATAGATGAGTTAGGAACAATAATAATGTTTGATCAAAATGCTTTACCACGTCACTCTATGGGTGAGGATTGGGGTAAGAATAATTATGCAAAAGCATTTGTAGCAATGAAAGATTTTCAGATGTTACCTTTAGATACATCTATAACAAATACAGAGAATGCTACTAACTTTAATCACTATCAAACTCTGAATATGGAGCAGACTAGTAGATTAATGTCTAGGATACAATTAGCAAATTACTTTAAGCAACAATGTTTTGATGCTATAGGTATCAACCCACAACGTCTAGGAGGCGCTGTATCAGCTCAAACAGCTACAGGGGTAGTTCAGGCTATGCAACAATCATACGCTCAAACAGAGATGTATTTTGTACAGCATTCGGATCATCTAATGCCTAGAGTACATCAAATGAGAACTGACTTGGCACAATACTATTATAGTACTAACCCAAGTGTAAGGTTATCATACATATCTACTGAAGCAGAAAAAGTTAATTTCCAAATTAATGGAACTGAATTATTACTAAGAGACTTTAATGTATTTGCTACAACTAAAACTAATCATAGAGCTATTCTTGAAAACTTAAAGAATATGGCTTTAACAAATAATACAACTGGGGCAAGCATCTATGAGTTAGGTAATATTGTCAAAGCAGATAACATTGCTGAGGTATCTGATATACTTAAAGATTCTGAAGCAAGAGTACAAGCACAGAGACAACAAGAAATGCAACAGCAACAACAAATGCAACAAGAAGCATTACAGGCTAAACAACAAGAAGAACAAATGAAGTTGCAAGTTGAGATACAAGAAAATGATAAAGACAGACAGAATGATATTACTTTAGCAGAAATAAGAGCTGCTGGGTTTGGTTCTCAAGCTGATATAAATCAAAATCAAGTATCTGATTACCAAGATGCTATGAAAGACATTAGAGAAACTACTCAATATAGAGAGCAAATGAATATGAAGCGTGAAGAAAACTCTAATAAAACTATGATGGAATCATCTAGACTTCAAGTAGAAAGAGATAAGATTGCTGCTTCAAAACAAATAGCAGATACTAAACTTCAAATTGCAAGAGAGAACAAAAATAAGTATGATGTACCTAAATCTAAAGATAAAAAATAGACGTTAGCTATATACTGCAAATTATTTTCAATTTTATTAAAATATTATAAGTTTAATGTGATAAACATTTCTTATATTATATATGAAGGAAGTATAAATATTTAAACCAACAATAATTATGAATTCAACACAAGAACAAACTGTGAACAGTAAAGTAGAGGAAAAAGACGTCAACCTAGATGAAATATTCAATGCAGCCCCTAGTGGTGCTGACATGATTCAGCAAGACGACAAACCTCAAAAAAATATATTTTCAGGTCTACGTGATAAAGTAGATATGACATTTGCTGATCCAGCTACGGATGGAGTAGATGATATTACTGCTAAAGTTGAAGAAAAAGAAGAAGCAAAAGAAGAGGGAGATTTATTAGAAGATGTGAAAGCAGAAGCTACTACAGAAACCAAAGAAGATGCTAAAGATATATTAGATTCATTTTCAGAAGAAGATGAAGAAGAAACAGAAGCAAAAGAAAAAAGAGGTAGAAAACCAATCAATGGTATTTCTGATGTATTTGCTAAACTAATTAAAGATGACAAAATTGTTGCATTTGATGACGATAAAGATTTATCTGAATATAGTGCTAAGGATTGGGAGGAACTTATTGAAGCAAACTTAGAAGAAAAGGCAAGTCAAGTAAGACGTGAAACTCCAAAACAATTTTTTCAAAGTTTACCACAAGAATTACAAATTGCTGCAAAGTATGTTGCTGATGGAGGTAAAGATTTGAAAGGATTATTTTCTACATTGTCTGAAGTAGAAACAACTAAAACTTTAGATGTTAAAAAAGGTGCAGACCAAGAAAAAATTATTACTGAATATTTAAGTGCTACCGGATATGGTACTATGGAAGATATTCAAGAAGAAATAGAAATTTGGAAAGACTTAGGTAAGTTAGAAACACAAGCTAATAAATTTAAACCTAAGTTAGATAAGATGCAAGAAAAAGTTATTTCACAAAAATTGCAACAGCAAGAGTTGAAAAAGAAACAACAAGAAAATGCATCACAAGCATATATGAAAAATGTATATGAAACATTAAAAGACGGTAAGCTAGGTGAAATCAAAGTAGATAGAAAAACCCAAGCTATGTTATATAATGGTTTAGTACAACCTAACTATCCTTCTGTAAATGGTAAGAATACTAATTTATTAGGACACTTATTAGAGAAGTATCAGTTTGTTGAACCTAACTACGGATTAATTTCTGAAGCATTGTGGTTATTACAAGATCCAGAAGCTTATAAAGCTAAGATCATGAGTAAAGGTGCACAAGCTACTATAGAAAAAACAGTGAGAAAGCTAAAGACTGAACAGTCTAGTGCTGGTGGAGCATCATTAGGTGTACATGAAGCTGAACAAGAAAACACACGTAAGTCATCTAGTAAAAGAAAAATACAAAGACCGGCTAACATTTTTAAAAGAATTTAATTAGACAATTAAATATAAACAAGTAAAAACAATTATTAACAAACAAAAACAATTAGAATTATGGCAACTCCAGTATTAAATAATGGGATTTTCCTAAGAGATACAAGCTACAAAGCAAGTTCTCATGTTGATTCTTATCACCTTACTCAAATGCTCGGTAACCCTGAGCCTATGGATATGGGACCAATTGATTTATGGGCAATGACCCAAAAGGTAGAAATGCCTTTATATCAAATGGCTTCATTCGGTGGAAAGAATACTATCATGGTGGATAATGCTCGTGGTGAGTACAAATGGCAAACTCCTATTGCACAAGATCTTCCTTACATTGTAGCGGATATCGAAGCAGCAAACACATCAAAAGGTATTGATGGTACACTTTTTAGAGTGAAGATTAACAAAAGAACTTTTGGACATGGTGACATTATTACTTATGATAAGTATAATGGACTTGAACTTTACATCACAGCTGATGATATTATC